GCCCCACCACTTCGCGTCCCTCGTTGTCGAGATACGGGGCGAGCACGACCTCGCGCTTGTTGCGGTCGAGCCCGATCAGTTCCCCGATACGATAGTGGAAGTGGTGCCAATGGGCTTGAGCCCGGAATTCCGTCTCTTGCACCTCAAATTCCATGCTTCCCGCAGCGACGTCATGCAGCAGCGGTTTCCAGAGGTGGGTCCGCGACTTGTCGATCAGCGTCACATCAGCGACGCCGCGCCGACCGAGCGTGTCGCCAAGGCGTGTGACCAACTCAAGGCCTCCGGCACCGCCGCCGACGACGATGATGCGATGCGGGGCGCGGTCGCCGCTTGCCATATCAACTACCATTTAGCTGCGTCGATAACCGGACGATCGGCGAATTTGTTCCCTTCTCGAGCCACCCCGGAGCAAGAGGCGGTAATGGCGCAATGGTTGGAGTCGGAGAAGCTACCAATGCTTTGCCGACCCGCCGAGGTCGCTCGGGTCAGGATCACGGACGAAATTGAAACCCAGTCCGCAAGCTCAGGAACTGGCTACGGTCAGAACGTGACCATGGGTCAGACAACGCTGACGGTTCTGTACCTCAGCGGACGGTTAAACGCCCTCGAATGGGATGGTTCCTCATAGGCTATTGCCATCAAGCCGAATGCATCAGCGGCATGGCTCGCCCAGTCATGTGATGGGCCAAGGCCAATGTTGCGGGATTCGTCGCGTTTTTCGTGGTAATAGCCAAGCGCGGCCAGGCCGGCTTCGGTGGTTGCTTCGTTGAAATGGCACTTCGGCAAAAGACGCCGCACAGCCTCAATTCTCATGGTCGCAGCGCCTGCACCTTGGTTCGTTAAGGGTGCAGCACAGTTGAAGCCAGCCTCGGTGAAATGGTCGACGTAACGCTTGCCAGTCAGGTTATTGGCGACAACGCCGTCATGGGGCAGCTGCACGACAGCATTCTGGTAGCCGTGCTGACGAAGCCATGCAGCGTGTACGCCAAGCGTCTGCCCAACCGCTTCGTAATAGTCCAGAACGCGAATGTCCTGGCCGACGAACTGCACAATCCACATTGCAAACGCGTCTGCTCGAGCCCCAGCGCCGCCAATATCGACAAAGGCGCGTATCGGTAGCAGCGGATCGGCAGAAAGGACACCAATGCGGCCTTCGGCACGGGCTTGCGCCAAGCCAGCAGAGAAATAGGCACCCTCGAAAGCCTTCGCGTAGCCGCCCTCCCAAACATGGTCGTAACGGTCAGGGTAAAGGCTCAAGTCGGTCAGACGCTCGCGCTCGAGAACGTCCGGAAACCAAGGATTATCCCGCCAGTTCGCCTCCACAACAATCGCACCGTCGGGCCGCTGCTGACGCAAAAACTCGTCAATCGCATCGACCTTGCGACGCGGATTCCACGAAGCCCAGATTTCGGAATTGGCTGCCCGGATCGTCGGCCGAAGCAAGCTCAGGTTGTGCGCCGACAGGCTCTGAGCTTCCTCAATCCACGCAATCTTAAAGCCTTCCAGGCTCTTGATGCTCTCAGCCGTATGGTCGGCCATGCCTTGGAAGATGATCAGGCCACCGCCAGGCGTCTTGATCTGGTCATTCTGAACCTCGAAGTGGCTGCCGACGTTGAGAGTGCGGATCTCAGCGAGAAGTCAACGGGTAATGGCGTCAGATGGCGTCGTTACGCACTTATTTGTGCGGACACGGCAGAAAAATCGGAATGGTGGGGAGTTCTGAAAACCGGCTAAAATTGATTTGCCATCACATGGCCTTTCGGGCGCATGCGCGTGGTCACGACACGGCAAGGCGTTCGCATCGACATGCTGAGGGGCACTGAAATGTAGCAGCCCGTGCTGCCGCTCGGATAGCGTCATTGTGTCCCAAGCCGTAGTCCCGAGGGCGGTTTGAAGGAAATTTCTTTGCCGAGGCTGTCGAAAAGCCGACCGATAACTAAACCTCGCGGTGCTTTGCCACCGCGGCTGACGCCAGCTCGGATGACCCGGGAGGTATCGGCGATCAGTCGCAATCGCCTAGGAGCACGCCACAGCGCCGGAGCCCAGCGACTGTATCGGGGAACTCTACGCCCCTGATCATCTATTCCAACTTCTCGCTACGCTCCCGCTGCACCGCGATGCTCGAGCGGTTACGCGCCTTGACCCAGACCGGGCATGGACCCGATTGATAAGTGCCGTCGACCTTCTTGGGGACGATGCCCTCGGCGCCAAGCCGGCAAAGCAAGCTCGAACACTGTAGGGCCGTCCTCGGCGACGTGGTCGTTGAGCAGGATGCCGGTCTTCGTGTCGCGCAGCAGCGGCGTCAGCGCGGCCTTACGGTCGAGGAACGGAAAATTCCGCAGATCCTCGCCATCATGCTCGATCAGGTCGGGGTGTAGAGGATCGTGGTTCGAGCAGCTTCCCGTCGGTGAACTCATCGAAGCGCGACAAGCCGTCAGGCTCCCGCACAACCGCCTCGCCGTTGATGGTGAAGGTCTTCGCCTTGAGACGCTCAGTAGCCACGGCGATCGTCGAGAACCTGGCGGTCAAGTCGATCGCGTTGCGGCTATACAGGCGGGCGGTCGGGCCATCCTGGCGGACGATTAGCCGATAACGTCGTGCTTGATCTCATGAACGCAATCAGAGCCGGACGGCGGTTTTGATGCGACAACCGGCGGCGCGGGGATGACGAACCCGGCCCCCGTCATCGGCCAACAAAAAGCCGTCGAGCCTCTCTATGCTGTTTTTGAGGCCCGACAGCGGAACGTAGGAATGCCATGCAGCACTTTTTCTTTGCGACTGCCACCACGGCAGTGCTGCTCGCCGCGGGAGCTTTTTCTGATTGCGCGGGAGCTGCTGATGTAGCCCCATCACCACCACCACCTGCTTACGGCCCGCGATCTGGTGATGGTCGACCGCCAGGCTACTCTCGGCTAGATGAGTCTGGCCCGCCACCTGCCTACGGTCCACCACCACGCACCTATGGCCCGCCGCCCGGGTACGTCACGCATGATGAGTCTGGCCCGCCACCGGCCTACGGTCCGCCACCACGCACCTATGGCCCGCCGCCGGGGTACGACGTCACGCATGATGAGGATGGCCTGCCACCTGCCTACGGTCCGCCACGAAGCGCCTATAGCTCGCCGCCGACATATAGAATTCCATATACCTCTTTGCCCGATCCAAGCTGAGAATAGCGGCTACAGCACCCGGTAGACGCTCGCCCGGCCGGTGCCGAGCGCCTTGGCGATCTTGGTAGCGCCGAGACTGTGAGCGTTCATATTATGATTGCGAGTCGAAGCGGACGATTAGGCGGAAGTTCCCGGTGAACTTCCGATTAGGCGCGGGCTCGACAACTCATAAGCAAAGGGCGCCCATCCGCGGGGCGCCCTTTCCGATTGCTAATTCCTATTCTGGATGGTTCAGAATTTATAGTTGAGCGTTGCGCGGCCGAGGTCCGTCGTAGCCTTGGTGTCGATACTGATCCCACCGGCGCTGACACTCGGACCGTCGAGTTCGACATGTAGATACTCGGCGCCGATGCTCCATTGCGGGGTAAGCGCATATTGCAAGCCGGCACCGGCCGCCCAGCCAACGCCCGGAATCGTGACCGATACTCTGGGCACTGACACTTCGGCATGCCCATATGCGACGCCGCCGGTGCCGTAGAGTAGCAATGATGGATTAAGCAGGAAGCCGAGCCGTCCTCTTGTGGTGCCGAACCAAGGAAGTTTGGTGGTCACGCCGAATGTTGTCTTTTCGATCGAAGTAAGATCGAAATCTGTTTCGAGACCCAGCACGAAGGTACCAATTTGTTTATTGTAGCCTACCTGAAAGCCGCCCACCACGCCGTTGGCATGTTCGCTGGCCAAGGTGCCGAAACCGCTTGCCGTTACGTCGAAGTTGGTGTCCCCGTAGCCGAGATTGCCGCCGATATAAAGGCCGTCCCATGGTGACGTGATATAGGCTGGGGCTAATGGTGGTGCTTTGACGGCCAAGTCGGCTGCGGACGCTGGGCCGACAATGAGCGTTGCTACCGCAGCACTCAGAAGCAATTTTCGCATTGAACTCCCCTCATTCGAACGATCTTTGCCAATGATGGCAGCCAGATGTGCTGATCATGGCGGCGAGGGGACCAAATGACCATTTTTTACCTTAGAGCCGCAAGGCTGACTCTGGCGAATCTCCAATTTTTTACAAAG